CTCGTGTGAACCCGTTGATTTTCAATGGATTCAGCAAGGTTTGGCGTCGGCAATAGTCGAGTTAGTTGAGTCGCACGTGCTGACCAAGCACAGTGTGCACTTCACAGATCAAGGACCAAACCGTTGTGGTGCCCAACTCGGGTCCATAACGGGGGGGTACGTGACGCTAGACCTTAAAGAGGCTAGCGATCGCGTTTCTCTTGATCTTGTTCGTCTCTTGTTTCCAAGCGAGGTTCTACCTTTCTTGGAGGCTTGTAGAAGCCAGAGTACTGTACTGCCAAACGGACAGGTCTTAAAGCTCAAAAAGTTCGCCCCGATGGGAAGCAGTTTATGCTTTCCCATTATGGCGTTGACTATTTGGGCTATCCTGTACGCAGCAGCACCGAACGCGGATGCACGTGAGTGCATCCTCGTGTATGGAGATGATGTGATTGTCAAAACGGCTTACGCCGCGAACGCAATCGAACAGCTCGAGTCGTTTGGGTTGAAAATCAACCACGACAAAAGCTGCACCAAAGGATTCTTTAGAGAATCATGTGGCATGGACGCCTTCCAAGGCGTCAACGTCACACCCGTTCGCTTGCGAACGGTTTGGTCATCACTCCCCTGCCCTAATGTATATGCAAGTTGGATTAGCTACGCTAATTCTTTCTTTGATATACAGCACTACCGGACCTACGATTTAATCGTAGAAAGATTGCTCTCTGTTTACAGGAGCATTCCAGACGAGTCCATGCAACTTGCATGTCCAAGTCTCCGTGAGGTACCAGAATACGGAAGACCCAAAGTCTCTCGAACCAATAAGCGCTATCAAAAGCGTCAATGGCTCGTTTATGACCTTAAGTCACCCAGCGTTACGGAAGAGATCAACGGGTGGTCTATGTTGCTAAGGTATTTTACCGAAGCTACCAAGACAACTCGCCTTTCTACATCTCGATGGCACTGGGGTATCCGTCAGGAAGATTCACCGGCGATTAAGCCGATACTTCCTTTCACTGTTAGTCTGTACACGAATCGACGAGCCAGCATGCTGGTTCGCCGA